GACAACGATGTGCTTCCAGCCAAGGAGGCTGCTACTAACATACACAGTACATTGAAGATGTTCTGTGATGCAGTATACATAGTTGACGACGGCACTGATCCAAAGTATTATCACGAAGATGAGATAGACCACATAATCAAGAGGGTTACAAGTGCTTGACATACCATTACTCAAGTTCATATCCAACCGTGACAACTACTCACGGTTCCGCAAACACATCAAGTCTCATACGATTGTGCGAGAGACTGTCACCCTACTCGCAGACATTGACGAGTACTTCAACATGTACCCCGACACGAATGTCATTGACTGGAACCACTTCCAAGTGTGGTTCAACATGGTCAAGCACTCATCGTGGGACGTTGAGAAGAAGGCTGTGTACGACACCATCTTCAAGCGCATCGACGCACATGGTGTGGTAGAGAGGGAGATAGTCAACAAGTTTATCGAACTGGACTACACCGCACAGGTGCGTGAGATCTGTGACAAAATCATACGAGGTGACAAGTCTAGCCTAGATGCTGTGCCTATGGTTCTCGACAGATACCTAGACGAGATAGGCAACGCTGGCAAGGATGACGAGGACTACTTTGTTACTAGTAATCTGGCTGACATTCTCAACGACTTGGTTAGATCCAAGGGTATGGAGTGGAGGCTAGAGGACTTGAACGTATCCATCGGGCCGGTGCACGGTGGTGACTTTGTTATCGTTGGCGCTAGACCAGAGACAGGCAAGACTACGTTCTTGTGCTCTGAGTTTACGCACATGGTTACGCAGTTACCCGAGGATGCGGGTGCTATCATCTTCAACAACGAGGAGGATGGGCGTAAGATCTTTGCCCGCTTGGTACAGAGTGCGCTCAAGTACACGCTCATGGATATTGCTGTTGATGAGCAGAAGGCAGAGCAGAAGTACATTGATACGGTAGGTAGGCTCGACAGGATCAAGGTGGTACACAAGGAGAACAACCTTAGCATCCACGATATTGACAGGTACTTGAAGAACGGTAACTACGGGCTGGTTGGTATCAACGTACTCGACAAGGTGCGTGGGTTTGAGAAGGATGAGAGCGAGGTCTCTCGCATGAGGAAGCTAGCGCAGTTCGTGCGTAACCTAGCCATCAAGTACAAGACCTGTATTATTGCAGTAATGCAAGCTGATGCCACCGCAGAAGGCAAGGCATGGCTGGATCAGTCACAGTTGTACGGAACCAAGACTGGTGTGCAAGGTGAGGCTGATGTAATTATTATGATTGGGCACAGTGGAGACATTGACACTCGCTACCTATCAGTAGCAAAGAACAAGCTGCCCGGTGGGCCACGAGCCGTACCAGCCGAGAGGCACGGGAAGTTTGATGTACGATTCGATCAAGAGAGAGGACGCTATGAGTCAAAAAAGTACTAACATTATAGCGATAGATACCGAGACTACGATGCGCTGTGACAGAGACGGTTTCTCTAGCGCAACGCATCTAGACAAAAAGAACGAGATGCTGTGCATTGGGTTCTATGGTGGTGCGCTGTTCCACGCATTCTACGGTAGTTCTAGGGATGCCTACATAGACTTCTTCAACAAGGTGCGCGACATCAGCGATGTCATACTAGTAGGGCACAACATCAAGTTTGACTTGCACTATATCGCAAATGACTACACAGCCACTCGCTACTTCATGGAGGACTGGCTGAGTACTCCGATATGGGATACTAGTATTGCCCACTACATCCTGACAGGACAGACCAGCCACTTCCCTTCACTGGATGAGACAGCAAAGCACTGGCTTGTCGAAGATGGGGAAGAGAAGTCTGACTTCTTGAAGGAACTCATAGCTAGTGGGAAGACTACCGAGGACTGCCCCATAGAAGATCTGGTTGAGTACATGAAGCAGGACTGCTTGGTTACGTACTATATAGCATTAGCTCAGATGAAGTACGCTAGAGAGATGGACATGATGGCTGTTGTGTACACGCAGTGCGCCGCACTCAAGGCTGTGTGGCAGATGGAACACTACGGTATATACTTTGACTTGCTCCGTAGTCACTCTGTGCAAGAGTCTATTGAGGAGGAACAGTCTCACACACTAAGCGAGATATCGTACTTGCTAACTCCCTTGTTCAGCGATGTGGGAGAGCACATAGAAAATCTTATTACTAGTAATAACTTCTGGTCTTGCGTGTTCTTTGGTGGTGACTACACACTCAAGACAAAAGAAGAGAACGGTGTATGGAAGTCTGGTGCTCGCAAGGGTACGCCTAAGTACAAGACTGTTGAGACTGAGCTTAGATTTCCTCGGCATATAATTCCAGCACAGGTAGGATCTACGTCAGGCTCATCAGGTGTGTTCTCAGTAGATGCCAAGGTGCTCACTAGCATACAAGCGAAAGGCTTAGGCTCACCTAGCCTAACGACACTTGGGCAAGTAGCTAAATACCTGTTGCAATACAGAGAGTTAGAGAAGATTCTCACAACCTATGTTACGTCGCTGCCTAAGAAAGTATGGGGCACTACGATACATCCGAACATCAACCAGACTGTTACTAATACTGGTAGGTACTCACAGAGCAATCCTAACTTACAGAACCAGTCCGGTGATGCCCGTGTCAAAGAGTTGTTTGCTCCTCGCAGTGGCTATGCTTTTGTTGAGGCAGACTACAAGCAGCTAGAAGTTATTGCCTTTGCGTATGTGTACCGTGATGCCGTGTTGTTACAACATCTTAAGGAAGGCGTTGACATTCACGAGCGCATCTGTCTCAATCTATACGGACCATCCTACACCAAGGAACAAAGGCGCACAGTGAAGGGCGTGAACTTCGGTACTATCTACGGTGGTGGTAGTGAGACTATTGCTAGGCAGTCTGGGCTAGATCAATCTGTTGTGTGGGAGATACAACGTGCGTTCTTCAAGACGTACACTTCCATCAAGCCGACTAGAAACCTAACCATGAAGTCACTAACCCACTCTAGTAATACTTCTGGGTTTGTTACTATGGTCTCTAGTACTGGTCGGACCTATTCAATACCTGTGGACAGGAAGATTATTTCTAGTGGGGTAGAGTACGTGCCCCACTACACCAAGGTGTGCAACTACCCGATACAAGGCTTGGCTACAGGTGACATAGTGCCTATGATGCTAGCCTATGTTGAGAAGTGGATACGAGACAGCGATCTTACTGGTAAGATTCGTATGCTCAATACAATCCACGACTCCATATTATTTGAGGTTGACAAAGATAAAGTAGAGGAGTATAGTAAGCTGATAAAGGAGAAGTTAGAGGAAGCACCGCAAGTATTTGAAGATGTGTTCAAGAAAGAGTTTGACTTGCCCTTGAAGGTTGATGTACAATATAGTACTGAGACTTGGAATGGGCCTTGGAACAAATTAGCTGACAGCAAATAAGGAGACTGCGACTATGACTATGGTTACTGGTATTGTTGAGCGTGTTGTTGAGAAGACGGTGAACACGAAGTTTGGTCCCAAGCCTGTGTTCGATATCTATGTGAACAGCACCAAGTACTCTTGGGGCTGGAAGCGTCCTAGCTCTGCCGGTGTCACTGATGGTGCCAACATCAGCTTTGACTTTGAGGCTGACAAGTATGGTCCGAAGATCACTGACGGCACTGTCAAGGTGCTGACTGCTGGCGACGGCACTGCCCCTGTCAAGGCTGCGCCGAGTAGCGGTGGTGCTATTACTAGTAATAGGGATGCAGGATTCCCTGTGCCTGTGACTAGTGACAAGATCAGCATCCTGCGCCAGAACGCCTTGACCAATGCGCGTGAGCTTGTTCAGGCTTACCCTTCTGTGTTTGTTGAAGGCGTAGACAAGAAGGCTGATGACATGGTAGCCAAGATCCTAGAGATTGCTAGCAAGTTCTCTGACTACACCTCTGGCCGTGATGTGGAAGAGAAAGTCAAGAAGCTTGCCGGTAAAGTTGAAGCTGCATCAAAGGAGTAACTTAAAATGAAGAAGGTCTTAGTGGGGATTGCGTCTGCTTTAATTGTTGTGGTTGGGTTTGCTGTGCTGGCTAACCCAGCAGAACCCACGCAGAGGGGCACACCAGCCACTCCACCAGTGGATGCGCCCCCTGCTCGCCCCATCCCACCGGAGACTCCGCGAAGGGAGTTCCCTATCGGACATCCGGCTAACCCGAACAGTCCTCGTCCACGATAAAGGAATCGACATGCCTAAGATAGAGACTCTCGCTAATGATATCTACGATCTACTAGATCGTCCCAACTCTGGTATGCAGTTTGATCTTGACCGCGAAGTGGATCTGTCTAAGCGCCTCATCTCGCACATACGGGATGAGGTGCGTGATCCTGACCGTACTAGTAGGCCAGCCAATGAACTCTACGTCACACAGTTTACCAGCCCCTGCCACCGCAGGGTTTGGTACAACGTGTACGGCAAGGGCATTGCCCGTGAGCGCATAGCTGGAAAGAACCGCTTCAAGTTTGTCTATGGCGACTTGATTGAGGAGATGGTTCTCTACTTTGCGGAACTAGCAGGACACACTGTCACTCATAAACAGCACAGGTTTGAAGTACCGCTGGGTACTGACAACCCGTTCATTATCTGTGGCAGAATAGACGCCATCATTGACGGTGTTCTTATTGACGTTAAGAGTATGGAAGGCTTTAGTTTTGACAGGCTCGTTGCCGGTAACTATGAGGACAAGTGGGGGTACTATACCCAGCTTGGAATCTACAAGCACATGGCAGAGCAGGACGGCATAAACGTAAAGCAGTGCGCCATACTCGCAGTCAACAAGTCCAATGGTAGAATCCACGTACACATGGTAGATCCTGAGTACCTAGTAGGTTGCTGGGCTAAGGTAGTCGGCACTATGAAAGATCCTACTAGTATGTACGAACTGCCTGATAGGCACGTTACTACAAAGAGCGGCAACTCTGTGTTGGGCGCAGGGTGTTCGTATTGCCCATTCAAGTTTGACTGCTACGAAAGGGATGGTATGTATGGTCTTGAAGTCTTCGCCTACTCGGACAGTATCACGTTCATGCCCAAGCCCGTCAAAAGGATACCGAAAGTTCCGCAAATCACGGAAGCGTACAAGAAAGAAAATCTCAGGGAAATTTAGGAGCAACTACGAAGCAGAGGTGTGCGCTGACTTGGAGGCTCGCGGACATGGCTATCAATACGAGCCGCACAAGTTGAGCTACACCTACGAGGCTACGTATGTACCGGACCTATTACTTAGTAATGGTGTGTACGTAGAGATGAAGGGGTTCTTTAGTTATGA